TTTGCTACATCACTAGAAATAACTGCTGAGAGATTAGCTGGTGCTAGTTCAACTGCGGATAAGCTAGCTATAGCCACTGAATTGGTAGGTGATAGGGCTAAGGGTTCTCTTATTGCATTAGCTGAAAATAGAGACGCTCTAGGAGAGTTAGAAATAGCTTTCTTGAATGCTGGTGGAGCAGCCGAAACAATGGCAGATGAAAAATTAAATAACCTCAACGGTGACTTGACTAAATTGGGTTCTGCTTGGGATGGTTTCCTTTTAGGCATTGAAGATGGAGATGGCATAATAAACAAAATACAAAGGGGAGCAATTCAGTTTTTAACAGTCAGCATTAAATTTCTTGGAGAAGCAATTGATTTCACAGGTTTCTTATTTAAGGATTTCTTTGAATCATTAGGAATAGGTTTCTCAATGACTAAGGATATTGTCGGTGGTGGCTTTGATGCCTTTACTGCTACAATTAAAAAGTTTTCTAATGAAGCTATTTTATTAATTTCTGAAATTCCATTTATAGGAAAAGTAATAGATGCAGAAAAAATAAAATCTAATTTATTAGTAGCAGAACAAGAACTACAAGCTAGTCAAAAAAGAATACAATTAGGGTTACTTAAAAGCAATGAATTAACCATAAGAACAAATACTTTTTTCCAAAGGTATGCTGCATCTCAAGAGCAAAAAGAGAAAAAAATAGCACAAGAAACCGCAAAAAAACAAGCGGAAGAAATGTTACTTGAAGATGTAGAAGCCAAAAAAGCAGAAGAAGCAAGATTAAAAAAAGAAAGGGAAAAAGCAGAAGCGGATCGCTTAAAGTTATTAGCTAAGTTAAACAAGAAGGAAGAGGATTTGAGAGCAGATTCTGCTATGAAAAAGTTGGAACTTGAAAAGCAAAGAGCCTATGCAGAAATTGAAGCATTAAAAATAACTGAAGAACAAAAAAACGCTTTAAGATTAAGTTATGATCAATCTTATAATTTACAAAAAACGGCAATTGATGCCCAATTAGATTCTGATAAAAAAGCTAGGAATGAGAAAACTCATGCTGAGAATGTAGCTATATTCCAAGCAGAACAAGCAATGAACCAAAGATCATTAGATGGACTTATATCAATAGCAGGAGCAGAAAGCAAATTAGGCAAAGCAGCCTTAATAGCGAAACAAGCAATGGCAGCAAAAGAACTTTTAATTGATATGGGAGTTCTACAAAGCAAAGCCACAAAGGCATCTTTAGAAGCAGGATTAGAGGCAGCAGTAGCAGGTTCAGCAGTTGGAACAGGAGCAGCTAAAACTGCAGCATCGGGTTTCCCTATTGCAATCCCTCTTTTAATTTCTTATGGTATTACTGCAGCAGGAATTATTGCTAATGTAATTAAATCGGTTAAAGGAACTAAAAAAGTAGCAGCAGAAGTAGGAGGAAAATCATCAGCAATGCCTACAATAACAAGTCCAAGATCAACAGTAGGAGCAGCATCACAAGCACCACAATTTAATGTAGTAGGAACAAGTGGAGCAAGTCAAATTGCAGATATAATGGGATCACAACCACCTGTAAAGGCTTTTGTCGTTGCTAGTGATGTAACAACTGCACAAGGTTTAGATAGGAATATAATAGATTCAGCAACATTGTAAACACAAAAATTAAAATTTTAATCGTTTAATAATTATGAGGATAGTAGAATTAGTTTTAGATGACAATGAAGAAAGTGGAATAGAAGCTATATCAATAGTAGAATCACCTGCTATTGAATCAGATTTTGTAGCCTTAAAATCAGATGAAGTAAAACTAGCAGAAGTTGACACAGAGAAAAAAATATTGATGGGTGCTTTGTTAATTCCAAACAAACCCATTTACAGAAAAACAGAAGGTGAAGAATATTATATTTATTTCTCAAAGGATACAGTTTTAAAAGCATCCCAAAGATACCTAACAAATGGATATCAAGGTAATTCTACATTAGAGCATTCTGATAACTTACAAGGATTGACATTAGTTGAAAGTTGGATAGTTGAAGATGATAAGTTTGACAAATCAAGAAAGTATGATATGAATGTTCCAATAGGGACTTGGATGGGTACTGTAAAAGTAAACAATGAAGAGGTTTGGAATGATTATGTTAAAACAGGAAAAGTAAAAGGATTCAGTATAGAAGGCTTTTTTGCCGATAAAATTAAAGCATCAGAAATGAAAAAAGAAGAACAAGAAGCAGATTTATTGCTTAGTAAAATAACAAGCATTGTCAAGGGTGAAAGAGTAGAATTGGGTTTAGTAGATGATTTAAAAAATCTACAAAAACAATCAAGTAGTGCTTATACTGATTATATTAATGACATGGATGCATCTAAGGGTTTTATGTCTAAAGCAATAGATAAATCAGCAAAAGCAGCCAAAATGTTAAAAGAAGAAATTAAACTTTATAACAATATAGAAAGCACATATAAGGAACTAGGTATTGATATGCCAAGTGAATTAAAAAAAGTAACACCAATTCCTGCTCTGCAAATAACAGAAAAAGATTTATCTATGATGCAGTCATTATATAAGCAATTTAAGGTTAAATAAAACACAAATAAAATGAATAAAAGAGAATTAAGTAAAGTATTCAGCAGACTAGCAAAAGAGGAAGTTAATCTAGGAACTCATAAGGTTGAATTGGCTGCTAGAAAAATTAGTTCAATATTATCTGATGCAAATAAATTAGATAATAAAATGAAAGCAATGGAATCTAAAATTGACAAATCATTTTTGCAATATAAAAATAATTATGATGAATGGATTGGTGGATTAAATGACATAGGATCAAGTGCAGATAAAATAGAGACTGATTTATATAAAGTATTTGATATTGCTAAGGAAATAGGTGTTGATCCTAAATCAATAGATGGTTTTTCAAAAACCTCTGATGTAATAACTAAGTTATACAAACTTATCTCATCTTCAAAAAAATTATATCCATCAGTTTAAAAATGCAAGGAATTAAAAGAAAGAATTACATTCCTAATCCTACATCTCCAAGAGGAGGTAGAAGAGCGTGTTTGTGTCCCGATAATACCTATTCAATAAAGTGTTGTGATGGTGATAATTGGGCACAAGGCATTGGTGTTATTACAGGAGTGGAAGGTAATTTTTTAACTAAGGAAGATACTGATTTGATTCTTCAAGAGAATAACAATAAAATTATAGTATAATGGCAAATTCTAAAATATCTGCTTTACCAATAGCAACTGCATTACAAGGTGATGAGGCATTTGCATTGGTTCAAAGTGGTACAACCAAAAGAACTACTTTAAGTGATATAGACAATTACGTTATCGCAACACACATAACTGTGGCAGATGGTACTACTGTAAATTTATCAGATAGCACCTATACTAGTTCTACATTAATAAAGTTCACATTTACTGCAACAGGGGGAGTAGAGAATGCAACGGTTAATTTACCCGATGTAAATGGAACAAACACAAACAGATTAATAAAGTTTATCTCTGACACAACATTTACATCTAATACTAGGGTTAGTTTAACTCCCATTAGTGGAGCAACCATAGACGGTTCATCATCTCCTTATATAATCAACAAAGAATACGAAGGTGTTCAGTTGTGGAGCGATGGAACAGAGTGGTTCATAGTTCAAAAGAAAGCATGAAAATGCAAAATAAATTTTAACAATCGTTATATGAATATGAAATCAAATGAAGTTTTAAACCAAATCAAAACGGTTTTGGGTATTGAGGTTAAACTTGAAACTCAAAAGTTGGAAAATGGTACTGTTTTAGAAGCAGAATCATTTGAAAAAGGGAGTGATATATTTATCATGACTGATGATGAAAAGGTAGCACTTCCTGTTGGTGAGTATATGCTTGAAGATTCAAGGCTTTTAGTTGTTGAAGAAGAAGGTAAAATTGCTGATGTTAGAGAAGTGAGTGATGAAGTTCCTCAAAAAGAAGAAACAGAAGATTTAGTTGAAGAAGATTTGACTGAAGAAAGCCTAGAAGAAGAGGCTGATGTTGCTGATTGGAAAGGAATGGAAATAAGAATTAAAAATCTTGAGGATGCCATTGCGGATTTAAAAGCCGATAAAATGGAAGCAAGTAAAGTAGAAAAAGAAGTTGAAGAAAAACTTGAAGAAAAACTTTCTGCAGAACCTGCTGCCAAAGCAATCAAGCATAATCCCGAAGGTGAATCAAGTAAACAAATAAAAATGCACATTTCTCCTAACCGAGTGATGAGTACAAGAGATAGAGTTTTTCAAAAAATATCAAATTTAAAATAAAATGGCAGTAAACATAACAAGCACATATGCAGGAGAATTTGCAGGGGAATATATCTCTGCTGCTCTTCTAAGCGGTAACACTATTGCAAATGGTGGAATCGAAGTGAAACCAAATATCAAATACAAAGAGGTTATCAAAAAGGTAGCAACTAGTGGTTTGGTAGTAGATGCAACTTGTGATTTCACAAGTGCAGGATCAGTTACATTAACTGAAAGAATTATTCAACCCGAATATTTCCAAGTAAATCAAGAGATGTGTTTAACACCTTTCCAATCTGATTGGGAGGCTGCTCAAATGGGATACTCTGCTTTTGATCAATTACCTCCTAAGTTCAGTGATTTTATTATAGGGCAATTTGCCTCAGAAGTCGCTGCTAAGACAGAATCTAACATTTGGAGTGGTGCAAACGCTACAACAGGTGAGTTTGATGGTTTTGTAACACTTATGACTGCTGATGCTGATGTAATCGATGTAGCAGCAGGTGCAGTTGTTGTTGGAAACGTAGTTACTGAAATGCAGAAAATAGTTGATGCTATTCCTGCTACTTTATTTGGTAAGGAAGATTTACACATCTATGTATCACAAAACATTGCAAAGGCTTATGTTGGTGCAATGGGAGCATTAGGAAGTGGTATTGACAACAGAGGAGCGTTGTGGTATCAGAATGGCGCACCTTTATCATTCGGTGGTATTCCGTTATTCGTAGCAAATGGATTAGGAAATAATCAAGCAGTTGCTGCTGAGAAGTCTAATCTCTTTTTTGGAACTTCTCTTTTGAGTGATCAAAATGAATGCAAGTTGCTGGATATGAGGGATTTAGACGGCTCACAAAATGTAAGATTGGTGATGCGATTTGCAGCAGCCGTACAGTACGGAATTGGTTCTGACATCGTTCTATACTCTTAATAAATTTTAAACCATAAGAAAGGGGTAGGTGGTTATGTCTATCTACCCCTTTTTTTTAAAATATAAAAAATATGGCATGTAATGTATCAGCAGGAAGAGTACTTCCTTGCAAAGCAGGATTCGGAGGAATTAAGGCTGCTTACTTTTTTGATCTAGATGGATTAGGAACATTGACATATACAGATGGAGTTATTACTACAATAGCAGGTACTCCTACTGTTTATGAGTACGATGTAAAAAATACATCTTCACTAGAAACTGCAATTAACAGTTCTAGGGAAACAGGAACAAC